CGACAGCGTCGAAGAGCCGCTGCCTAAGGTCCGCATCGGCGCGATTCAGCAAAGCGATGATCTTTCGAGCCTCACCGTTGCTCAGCTGCTGCAGGTCAACGGCATGATCAATTGCCGCGTCCAGCAGCCGCTCGTTGACGGTCGCCATCAGATCACCCCAAGCGCCGGCCCCTGGCTAGCGATGCGTTCCTGTTCTTCCTGCCAGCTGTATTCATCACTGATCACGCCACGGCGCTGCATCTCAGCGAATAGCGTTTCATCCGAGAGCTTGCCAGCCGACGCCATGTTGAGCAGCAACGGCACCGATACCTCCGGCGCCCAGTCCTGATCGAAGTTGCCGCGCATCTCGACCATGCCGCCATCTGGCAGCCCGAGGTAGTCCGCCATGATCTGCAGCATCTGCGCGATGGCATCAGCGAACTGGCTTGCCATGCGAGCCAGCGGGGACAGCTCTTGCGCTGCCTCCTCGTTCGCCTGGGTCGCCGTCTTGGTCTGCTGCTTTTCTTTCTGCAGCAGCTTGGCGCCGGCCATCCGCATTTCTTCGATCAGGTCTTGCAGCGACTCCCGGCCAGCGTTGATAGCTGCCCCGGTGTGCTCGACGTACTTGGCATCGCCGTCTTTCGGCATGCGGGTCGCGCTGCCTGAGCTGATCACCAGCTCGAACTGCTCGTCGTCGGTGAAGGTGAACAGCAGCGGCACCCGGGCAACGTGCAAGAGATTGTCCTGATCGCTCTGGGACTGCCAATGCTTGACGTTGAGGTGCGCCAGTTCGAGCAACGGCGGCTTTGCCGTCAGGAAGCCCGTGCGGCCGGTGTAGAACGAGACAAGCGGCACGTAGCCGAGGCTGGTAGTGCCTTCGTCGTGCTGGACCCATGCGCCGCCATTTTCGGCCTTGCGATAGGTGCGCCACATGCCAGGCTCCAGGATTCGCACCTGGGCGATCGACTTCACGCCGAACTCGCCCTCCGCCTCCTCGATCGACTCCATGTAGCGGAACTGCGCAAGCTTGCCGCCGTCGACACGCCAGCCCAGCACCTGCTCGGGGCGAATCAGCACGGCATATGGGCGAACCCCTGCAGCGATCTCGTCCGCGCGAGTGCGGAGACCTTCGGCGCGCGGGTACTCAACCAGCACGTGACAGAGGCCATGGCTTAGCGCGTGGCGGAACAGGTCAACCGACCAGCTGTTCAGGTCATTCCCGGCAAGATCGATGTCCTTGCACAGCTCAGCCAGGCGCTCGGGCACGTCGTCACCCAACTGCAGCGGCTCAGCGAACACACGAGAGGTCATATTATTGACCGTCTCAGCGTAGGCTGGCAGCAGCGTGGAGAGGCGCAGGCGCTCCTTATAGGTATCGTCCTCTTCGGCCGGGTACTGAGGCAGCAGAGCACGCCCGGCGGCCCGCATAGCCTTCGTGCCGCCCATGAGAGGCGCAACGATGGCCCAATCCTCGCGCATGGCGTCCACGGCCGGGATTGTTTTGGACGGGTCGTTGCTCATGGTCACATCCGTAGCGATTGGGTTTTGGTGACGATCTGCTTGATCGGGTAGCGCTTAGCGATGAAGTAGCCCGCCGCGTCGTTCATGTGGTCATAGCCGCCCTTCTTGTCGGGCTCGCCTTTGTCCGTGTAGACCTGACGTTCAAGGCACTGCGTGAACTGCGGGCACTGATCGACGTTGACCTTCAGTCGGCGCTCGCCGTAGGTGTTCAGGAACATGGCGTTCATCGCATTGACGCGGTCTTTCACGCTAGGGTTTGTGGAGTCCACAACCACGGTGAAGCCGGCCTTCTTGAGCAGCGACAGATCGGACTCACTCGCATTCTTGCTGCTGGTGTTCTGGCCGCTCGCGTCTGGGTAAACCGCGATGCTGTGATCTGGAAAGCGGGCCTTGATCTTCTCGATCAGCTCTGGCGTATCGCGCACGCCGTGGAATTCATCCAGGGCCAGCGGAAGGCCCTCGCGGACGACGTAGACCACCGCGCTCATTTTCATCACGTTAAAGTCGACACCAATATGCAGCGTCTCGCCTGGCTTGATTCGCTCGGCAGTGCGGCACTCTTCACGGTTGAACGTGTAGTAAACGACGCCGGCATAGTTCTCGAAGCTGGCCTCATATTCCTGCCGGAAGGTGCGCGGGTCCATCTTGCGACGGGCCGCTTCCAGCTCTTCGGCTGGCACGTTGCCGCCATCAAGAGAGGTGTAGAGCCAGCTCTTGTGGTCAGGCTCATGGCCTGGCCTGCCGTCCTGGAACGTGTCGTAGCAGTGGTTGAAGCCCTTCGGCGTCCCGATCCGTAGTGCGTGACCGCCCTTTCGAGTGCCTACGCCCGGAATCTCGTACTGGCACGTAGAGAGCATCGGGCGCAGAACTTCCTCCCACGCTTCCCATGGGCAGTCGGCCCACTCGTCCACCAGGACGAAGAACAGGCCTGACCCGCGCAGGTTGTCGTAGTTGTCGAGGCCTACCACGCGCATGACGTGGCCAGACTTCAGAGTGATCGAGCATTCGGTCTCGTTCGGCCGATGAGCGCGCCACGCCTCAGGGATGGCTTGCTTCAAGCGGCGCCAGAAGACGCGCTTGGCCTGCTTGAATGTCGGCGCGCCGTACCAGATCTCATCCTCGACGCTAACGCCCCACTCAGCAGCAAGTCGAGCAGCGCGGCGCATCTCAGCCTTGCCTAGGAACGTCTTGCCGAAGCGGCGCCCGCACACTGCGTCGCGGAAACGCGCCTCTGGCTGGAATCCCCACACATAGATGTTCGCCTGCTTCGGCGTCAGCTTTACAGGAGCATCAAAGGTACGGGGTAGTCGGGACATTCTCGTCTGGCTCCAACTTGTACTCAGCAACGGCGTGCTGCTGGTCAGCGGTGGACCCCAGGGGCTTTTCTGGCTCGATCCGGCGATTCACGTACACGTCGCCGACCTCTTTGGCCGCCTGCTCCAGTAGCTGGGCAGTCAGCGCCATGTTCTTCATGCTCTCGGCTTTCTCGGCCAGTCGACCAAGCGTGCGCAGCCGATACGCACGGTTTGCGATCGGTATCTCTGCCGTCTCTTCACGGAAGCGCTTGCGGGTATCCTCAAACAGCTGCTTCCACTTCGGTGCCAAGCCACGGCCGGACACCTTGGTCGGATCGTGCGACTCGATCTGCTGCCGGCTGATGGACAGCCCAAATTCTCTTTGGACCGACTCTGCTACCTGTGATGGCGTGTCAAAACAGGCGAGGGCCTGAACCACAAAGGCCTTCACCTCGCTAGATAGGGCTGCCATAGGCGTTCATCCGTCCAAACCTGTCTAAATTCAGGCCGACTTGAGCAGACAGGTTCCGCAGGCCCTCGAAATGTTGATCTTCGCTACCTCAGCCGGCTTCATTGCGGCATCCACGAGCTGTTGCACGCCTTGACTGGCCCCGTAGCGTCTGACGACCCCTACGAACTCCTCAACGTCGTGCCCGCGCATCTCAAGCCTTGGCAACCCTTCCTGCGTGAACTTGGGAGCGCCGAATGCGTCCTTCGCCTGGGCGATGTGGTACAGCTCATGCTCTACCAGTGCGCAGAACTCAGCATCGGAGCATTGCGCGCAGTAATCAGCCGCCAAAGTGATGAGGTAGGCAGGAACGCGGCCGAACCAGTCAAGCATCTGCTGCTCTTGGCGAGCCTTCTGCCAGCCGCCGGCACGGAACATCAACTGCTCAGCCTGGCCAACGATTACTCGACCCTGTTTGGCGAACGAGGACGAGGCCCATAGCAAGCCAATATCGGCGTCTATCAGGTGCGCGTGATCGGGGTTATGGATGCTGCCCGTGTCTGCCAGAACCTGCTCGCTTATCCAGGCCCACACTTCAGTCGCTGGCGTCAGGCGCAGCCCTATATCCGCGAACTCACTCAGCTCGAGCATGCTGGCAGGAGGCATAGGCCTGTCAGTCATGCGCTACTCCGGTTACTCGATGCATCCACTCCACCACTATCCGCCGCAGCACGGGCTCGGTCAGGATGCTGGATGGAGGCTGCCGATCGGCTATTTCTGCTACGGCGCCCATTCAGGTACTTCCGTCTAGCCGCTCTCCCCATTTCCCCTGCACAGAGGCAGGCGATGCAGATGCCTAGCCAGGTGATGAGGAGGATGGCGTGGAGGCGTTTCATGCGCCGGCCTTCTTCTCCCCAAACCGGATAGCCAGGTCGCGGAGCTTTTCGGTGCCTATGAAGCCAGAGCAGCCGCCGATGAATGTGGCCATCGATTGCGGAAGGCCGAAGTACTCGACCAGCGGGACCAGGGCCAGAGTCAGCAGGCCGCACAGCAATCCCTCGAGCAGCATCTGTCGCCTACTGCCGCCTCCGTAGATCACGCGAACGACTGCGATCGTCACGGACAGGGCGAACGCATACAGGCTCGGGGCGATGGTCTGCAGCCATGCAAGAGCCGCAGCCCACGTTTCAGGACGGTCGGGCATCTTCATATCTCGGTTATCCCGCATGGGGCAGTTGGTGTTTGGTCCGGCCTCACATGCGCGTGCGATCCGCTCGGGGCAAGGAGGCAGGCATGGGGCCGGAAATCAAGAACCGCTGCGTACCAATGGAAGAGGCAGCGGCCATCTGTAAAGCCCGATTCCCCGCACGTCTACGGGGCGATACTCGTTATCGAGTCGCGCAGTGTGCTGCGTGTTGGTGCTAGACCGATTCGCAAGCAGGCCGGGGATTAGATGCGCTGTATTGGATGACGCGAGTATTAGCAGCGCTTGCCGTCGCACGGCGTGGTGTTTGATGGGCGCAGGATGGCGAGGCCTTCATCAGCCAGGTTCCGCCCGAAACGAAAAAGCCCCGACCGAAGTCAGGGCTCTTGGATTGGTGCAGGTGGCAGGCGCTGATCTCCTGCATGGGTCGACTGGTGCCGGTCTGTTTAACGCCGGAAACCCCGCGTGTTGGCGCGCCTTCCAACTCGACTTATGTACCGCTTAGCCCGTCAGCCCGGGCATTCACCTGCTCTCGGCCATCTCAACGCGTGAAATGACCAAGATAGGCATAGAATGGCTCAATGGATCAGTCATGTCAACCATCTTTGCATGACGCGAGACATTCAATGGCGAATTGCACAGGGTACGGCGCCGGGCGGAATGTAGGGCTCGACTCTTCGCTCAAGTAGTAGCGCATGGCCCTGTCTGTTATGCCGATCAAGTCTGCCGCTTTGCGCTGGCTGAGCCCTGCCTGCTCCAGAAGCCCGCGCAGGTAGCGCGGGTCTGGATTGTGATGACTGGCGTC